TCCGCTCTGTGTCAGTCCCGCGGCCCAGGGCTACGTTGACAGAGACGTCCATGTTCGCATTCCAGACCCTGGGGTCCATTTCCACGAAATCGTTGTTTAGGCGGATCATGCGCGCCTTGTCTTGGTGCGTGGTGATGTTGTGCAGGACAAGCTCATAGAGGCGCTTAATGCCCGTTTCAGCGAATACCCTAGCAATCATCTCAATGTGCTGCTGTGCGGCGCTTACAGTGGCTGCCACGGCTGTCGCAGTGCTTGACTGTAGGGCGCCGGCGTCTAAGCCCATGGACGCCTTGGAGATGCCCGTGCGGGCCTCCTTGACCTCGTCCATGTATTGCAGCACCGGGAACGCCTGCTGGCCAACAAATGGCACGGTGAGCTGCTGGACTGAGCCTGGGGCGCGCTGGCGGACGATTGAACCCATCTCTGTGTTCATGGCGTCGTCCATATTCACCATACCTTCGACAACAGCAATTCTTGGGTGAATACTGAGACTTAGGCTGTCCAGGGAGTTGCGCATGACGACTGACTTGATGCGCTGGATGTCCATGACGGTGTCGGCGACGCTCATGCCGAAAAAGTCGTGCGGCTCGGGATCTGGGCAGAGCGTGGCGAATGGCGCCATCGCGCAGGGCTCATTGTTCAGGATGACGTTGCCGTCACCGCCGGTGCAGATCTTGCGCAGCTCGGCAATGCCGTCGCCGTCGTAATCCACTCGGATGTAGTTCTCGACGTATAGCACCTTACGCATGGCCGGGTCGCTGCGGGCGTTCATGTCGTTGGACAATGCAGGGTTGCGCGTGTTGCGCTCGACGTTGGTGTCCATGTCGTCGTTGGTCGACGACAAGTTGTAGACCTCGTCGTAGTCGTAGCCCATAGCTACAAGCTCAGACACGGTGACGATGCGGCGGTGCGCAACGTAGTCAGCCTCCTCGACGGATTTCGCTTCGCGCGAGATCAGGAACTCCTCAGGCGGAAGCGCCTCCAGCTTCACGCGGCCGTCTGGGTGCGTGTAGGTGACGCGCAGGTCGTGGGCCATGGGCGGCGGGACGATCTGGCCTGTCATGGGGTCGATCTGCGGCTCGCCGACTGGCGTGCTCACTGTGATGTCGACTTCGGCGGCTGGGTCGGCCATGAGAGCCGCCAGGGCGTTGTCGTCGACGCCGGTGTATTCAATCGTCTCAAACCTGGTCGTGTCTTCCCAGTAGCACTTGAGGATGCCGACCTTGCGCACCAGTGCGTCCATGAAGGCACTGTGCATCTCCAGGAAGCCGCGGTTGTCGCGGTTTATGATGAAATTCGCGTACTCGGTGGCCTGTTTCGCCGCCGGCACGTCCTCCGCGTTCTGCGGGACGTATTCAACCGTGCGGTCGGAGCCGTTGAAGATCCGCATCAGCGACGGCATGATCGCCTGCACGGTATCCCGTACGTCCATGCTCACCACTTGGCTGCGGCCCTCTTCCTCGTCGCCAAACGGCTCGCCGCGGTAGTATTGCGTCGCCGTGGCGCGTACCGGGGAGACCCAGTTGTCGATGAAGTCGATGGCGTCGTCGATCTCTTTGCCGACAATGCCTTGCAGCTCCTGATCTTCCATAACGTCCGGGTTCAGTTCAGCCTCGAGCTCGGAAGCCATTTCGTTTATCTCATAGTCCATCTTTTTTCGCCTTCTCAAACTCGCGCGCATCTTGTTGCGCCTTACGCTCCAACTCGTCTTCTAAGTCTGCCAGATTTGCTGTCGGCCTGTGACCCAAGCCACCCGCTATTTTTGCCATTTTTGTTTCTCAATATACCTTAGAAGTGATAGCGTTTCATCTGGGCCCGGCATTCCGGCCGGCTCGCTAGTCCAAGATGGCATAAGCCCAGACTTTTGGTCTGCAAAAACGGTGTCAGAGGTGTTCGCGGTTCTGTTAGACATTCCAAACGGCCCAGAGTTGAGCCAGCTGTTCTGGCCCCTAGTCTCAGACGTCATTGCGCCTATGGCGTCAGGTGAATACATCCGAGAGTGCTCCAGGAAAGCCCGCTCCTCGCCTTGACGCCTAAAAAACGGATTGCCGGAGCCAAAATGCCCGAAAGCATCGTGCACAGCTCTGAATGCGTCGTTGGCCACGGCGTCGCTCTTGTCTCCGACCTTACCAACGCTTTTGAGCAAGGGGTTTTCAGCCGCATCAAATGATGTGTTTGTGCCGAACCCGAAGTCAGTGGGGAAAACCCACAGCTTGCCGTTTTCGACAATGTCCTGATAGCCCATGGCTGGAGATGCCGCGTAAGGGTCGTCCATGCCTTCCTTCAAAAACTTAAACTCAACCCCGGCGTCCTTCAACGCCCTATACTGGCCCATTGTCTCTTCAATCATGGCGTCATAAGCCCTCTTGACCGCAGGGCCGGTGGGGTTGTGCTCCATCATATCGTAAGCAGCAGCGATCAACCTGGCGCGCTGTTCGCTGAAGGCGGGATACTCAGAAAATCCAGAGACGTCCATGTTCTGGGATTTCATGTAAGACTTTGCAGCCTCCTCAATTTGGCTCACCGGGCGCGCGTCGTAGCTTTCACCAGAAGGCATTTTAACCTTACTAGGCTTGCCAGTGGCGCCTTTGTACCCCTCAACATTCTCCAGCTTCTGACCGATCATGTACGCAGACGCAGCTTGATTTCCCAAAGATCTTCCGCCCAGAGAAGACGCTGCCGCTTTTGCGCCTGTCCTCAATGCCTTGGCTCCGGGAACTGCCATCGCAGCGGTTGACGCAAGGTCAGCGTAGCGCGCGTCGTTGGCCGCCTCGATCTGATCCGGCGTCGCGGTGGCCAGCGTGACGCCTTCCGGCAGGTAGTCCACCGCCGTATTCGTCAAAGCGCGCTGCACGGTGCCGGCGGTGTCGCTCACCACGCCGCGCACGGTGCCGACTGGGTCGGTGGCCATGGACCGGATGCCGCCGATCATACTCTCGCCGATTGCCTGGTTGACTGCCAGCGGATCTTGCTGGACTGCGCGCAGGATGCCGGCGCCGCCCTCGCCCGTCACGCGGGCCATGCCGAATAAGTCTTTCAGTGGGCCGCGTAGGCCCGGAGGGATATATTGCTCGTAGCCTGCCATTAGCCGAGTAGACCTGCTGGGCGGGCCATTGGCCGCGGTGACGTCTCGGGCGGAAGCAACCCCTGCGGACGCATCCGCGGACGGGGCGGCGTCTCGCTGTACATGCTCTGCCCGGAAAACTTGCGGCCGTAGTCCGAAATGAACGTGCCAAACTTGTCTTTCTTGTCGATTTCGCCGCCGCTCTCGAGGAAGTCGCGCATCCCCTTGCGGCCTCCGAGGTGGGCCATGCCCACGACGGCCGACATATCCACCGGCACGCCCTTGATCTCCTGGCCGAAGAAGCGATCCAAGCCATTCTCCATGGCGTAGTCGACGACGTCCTGCTCGTGCCAATTCATCACGCGCTCTTGTAGCTCTGGGCTGGCAAGGAAGTCTTCGCGGGTAAACTTCTCGCCCGTGTCCTTCATAAAGTCTTCTAAGCGTGGGTCGCCGAACTGGTACGCGCCGGCAACCATGTCACCGCCTCCAGCGTCAGTAAGGATGCCATAGTTGCCGCTGCTCTCGCTCTGCGCCATTAGATTTCTGAAGTCACTTCCGGGCATTAGTTACTGCCTCCCTGCGTCTTTAAGTATTCCTCGAAAATTGCTCGCATACGCTGCGGGTCGCCCCTGTACTTGTTAAAAATTGGAAGGCTTCCGACTTGCTCCATGAACGCGTCAAACTCTCCGCCGGGCATGTATCGTGGGTCGCCAGTCTGCACAAACTGGGCGTTGTCGTTTTCTGGCGCAAAGTCGAATGAGCTCATTTCGGGGCGCGCGGGCGCTGCGGGCGTAGTAATTGGCGCCACAGGCTCGATGATCGGCGTCTGCTGCTTCTGCGGCCTATATGTCGACCGCAGCTCGCCTTGCGGCGGCGGGGCGTCGTATCCGCTAATAATGCGCGCGAGCACGCCCATGGGCGTCGGCATATTAGTCAACTTGTGCATGAATGTGCCGGGCTGCGGCAGGTTCGCGTCGCGGTATGTCTGCGCTAGAGATCCAGGCTGGAAGTCGGAGCGCAGGCGTCCGCCGCTCGTGTAAGGGTCGCGGCCGGGATTGGCGGCCTGACGGAAGTCGCTGACAGAGGGGCCAATGGCCGTGCCGTAGTTTGGCGCTGCGGCGTAACTCTCGGAAATGCTGGAGCGATACCTGTCGGCGGCGTCGGAGCCTTGGTTCCGGCTTATAGTGCCAGCCGTGCGGTCGTAGTAGTCGCGATCCTTCTCCTTGAAGCCGAAACCCATCGCCAAGTCGTCAAGTATCCCCATGAAGCCGCGCCCTCTTTATCCGTTCCCCCCATAATACAGTAAAAATGCTTCAAAGTAACCCCGCGGCCATCTGGGAGGATATAGCCGCGGGGTGAGCTCTGGAGTAAGCTCTCAGCGACAGGGTGGAAGCCGCTAACAGGCGCAGGATAACAAAAAAGTTTGCCGGAGGCCAGTTTTTTGCATTTAGGGGGTTGAAGTCTGTAGATGTTAACATTAGGTTAACTGTATAGACAGAAAAACTGGGAGAATACATCATGGAATACCAAGTAATAGCAAAAGCGATCTACATGGGTGACGGCACATTCCGCGAGGAAACTGTGCGCCGCCCAATCGGCCAAACTATCACAAAAGGCAGCTACACCGCTAAAATCACGCCAAACGGCAGCTCGTTCTATGTGATGATCGTCGCCGACGACGGAAGCCAACACGGCCGCGTGTGCAACTACCCAGCCGCACGCACCTACGCAAACGCAAAAACCGCAGAGCGTGGCGCCAAAGCCATGCTGGCTAAGGTATAACGCAACACGGGGAGCTCCGGCTCCCCGCAAACTTGAAAAAAATCCGAGCGCAAAAGGAACAATAAAATGCACAGCGAAACACCACAAAACACGCAGGAAGCCGTCGAGCTGGGCCTGTACCTCGCGATCACCGCCGACACCGACGAGAAGTCGGCGGAGGCGCTGGAGCTGGCGCGTCATCTGGCGCAGGAGCTCAACTACGCGGAAGTGCAGGCCGCCAAGCGAAACGTAGCCGCCTTTGTCAAGCAGGAGCGCGAGCTGCGCAGAGACTTGTCAGACGTCATCAGCATCATATCGCCGGCAGAGACGCCGTTTTCGCGCGAGGCGAGGGAGATGAACGTAAGTCTACACGAGTGGGAGGTGGCGAAGGCAAAATACATCCCAAAGCCAAAGCGCGTCACGCGTGAAGCGATCATCGACGCAATCGGGTGCCCAAACCTCGTGCTGGAGCGCGTAAAGCACCGCGACGTGCTATACGGGGAGCACACGGCCGGCTTCGTCTTCTCATACCTCAAGAGGGGCATATACGACGACTACGAAGTCTTAGGCCAGCTCGAAGTCGACCACCCGCGCCTCAAAGACCTCACGCTCGAGCAGTGGGTCGAGAACGGCCAAATGCTGGTCGATCAGGTCGAGAACGCCTAAACCACCCCGCGAATACCACGCTTCAGCGGCTTGCCCCACGAGCCGCTGGCCGACGTACCATACGCCATCGTCGTGTGGTCGTTGGCCAAAGCTAAGCACAGCGCGTCGGCGCGGTCGGGAGATCGCACGCCGCGCTTTTTCATGCTGTCCTTGCTCTCAACCTGGATCTTGCCAGACGACGTAAACATGTAACGCGGCGCCACCAGCTCCGAATACAGCGCGTCATCCTTCGGCAGCGACACATCCATATTCTCGAGCCACGCCTTGCACTTGAACCACAGCTCCGCGCGCAGGTTCAAATACGTCTGCTTCGCCATGGCGCGCTCAGACACGTTCAAGCCGCGCGCCGGCAACCCGAGCTCCCGCAGACGATCCAACACCCCGGCGCCAAAACCGTTGCTGTCGACAATGATCTCGATCGGCCGCTTAGACGGCGGCGCCGCATCGTATTCCGCCTTCACAGCGCCGGAGAGCTGCATCAGGTCCAAGTTGCGCCACACAGTCAGCGGATGCACCACCGGCCCCTGACGCTTGCACAGAACGCTGCTGTCATCCCCCTGACGCGCCACGTCCAAGCCCCAGACGCCCACAGTGTCCTCGTGAACCTTCACCTCGTTGTTAAACGCGTGCTCAACCAACGCCACCGGGATCACCGTGTCCTCCTCTGACGGCGGGAAGTTGCCGAGCACCCTGACGTGGTACGCCGGGCTGTCCTCACCGTATCTGCGCTGCATGTCGGTGACGAAGTCGTCGGACACGCGCGGGCTGTCGACGCAGGAGACGTGCATCGTGTACCAGTCATCCCGCAAGCGCGTGTGGGTGTCGTAAAAGAAGCCAGTGTTCCGCGTCGGGTTTCCCGTGAGCACCGTGGTGGCGCTGTGGCCCGACATCGAGCCGGATGCAGCCTCAAACACGGCCTCCGGGATACCGCTGGCCTCATCCGCCAGCAGGAGCACGTTCTCGCTGTGAACCCCAGCCAAGGCTTCCGGCTGTTCCGACCTCGACGTCCGGCACGAAATAAACGTGCTCTCGGGCGCGCTCTTCAGCTCAATCCGATCGGACTTGATCTCCAGCAAATTATTGAACGGGGGCTTCAGGCGCTTGGCCACGTTCTTCATCTCCGCGAAGCACGCGTCAAACAACTGCGCGGACGTGGGCGCCGTCACCACCGTCTTGCTCGGATACCGCATCAAGACGTGCCAGATGGCCGCCATGGCGACGCCCGTCGACTTGCCGACGCCGTGGCCAGACCGAACGGATACGCGGCGCACCGCTGGGGCGGCAATCGCATCCAACAGCTCAACCTGCCACTCGTCGGGCTCGATGCCAATGACCTCCTGGGCGAAGCGCACGGGGTCGTCGCGGTAGCGGCGCATCAACTTCAGAAACGGGTTATCTTGGGGGCTGGGGGCGTTCATGTGTTAACACTCCTGTGGCGTTGTGGTGTGAAATTTTTTTCTCGGGGTGCGTGTGGGGGACATGAGCTTTTGCACCCGCCCGAGATCTGAGAGGGGGGGGGTCAAGACGCGGATCTCGGCAGCGATCCGGCGTCGGACCGGGCGAAAGAAGCATAATCCGCATTATGTTAAATCTTTTGTCGTTGCAACTCAGTGACTTAGCTATTTTGCCCCGCTTATGCCTTACTTCTGCCACATTTGCACGCCCGAAAGCACCCAAATGTGGCGACATATTGACTGATCGGCGAGATCGTGTCACGCGCGCACGCGCCTGCAACGCTGCGTCGATGTGCGATTTCGCGCTCAATCGTCATCCTCCACCTCGACTGCCTCGCCCTCGATGACGTCGCCGCCAACGCTGTTGAGTAGCTGCGCAGCCTGCGCGTGCAAGTCGTTCACGCTAATGTTGACAGCGATGTCACGCTGCCTCGTGTCATACTCAGGCGACGCCTTCGCCGCCTTCCACTTCAGCACGTCGACCGCCAGCTTCGCGCTGTTCACGCTCGCCTCGTGTTGATGTATCTCGTCTGCAATCTTCTGCGCCTGCGACGCATAGTAGTGACCAGCCATCTGCTTGGCCTCGTCGTAGCGCTGAGACCTGCCATCGCCGGACGCGATCCACTTGTGAAACAGGTTCCAGCCCACGTCGTAGTGAGCGATCACGTCGGACGCGT